TTAGATAGCACCCCAGATCCTTTTACATATGCTTCCAGGTTTGAAGATGTTCAAACGTCGGCTTTCTGGCGAGGTGCAAGTAAATCTGTCGATTCTAACGGTGAGGAAGAACAAGGACCTATCGAACCTCCTGTACTACCTCATGATTCTTTTGATACTTTTTACAGTAATCCACAAATGCCTCATATTACTCTCGGCAAGTTAATTACAAAATTTGTTGCATTTCCTCTTTCTACTTGTGGTATCTATGACGAAGTTCAAGTTTACTTTTATCCTGTTAATCACCACGCTGCTGGTGCAAGAAGGCATACAACAGCCAGCTTACCGATAGATCAAAACTTGCTTAAAGAGCAAATAGATAAAAAAATATCAAGCATTGACTCAAATGAAAATCCAAATGCAGGGCTTGCTGTTAATGGGTTTATTGCACTATGTCAAAACATCTTAAGAAGGAAAGAAATTTCTGCTTATGGTTTACAAGAAACAGGCGGCACACATACAGGTTTTCCTGCTGACAATATTAAAAAAGGATTTTTAGAATCATCTCATGAAGAAAAAATTGAATTTTTAACCTCTCTCGACGCAGCCGCACCAAGCTCTCCAACTGGTGCGATTGAAGATGAATTATGGCAGTATAAATATACGCCTACGCCTGGTGCAAGCCCTGAGGTGGAGTCAGAAGAAGAGCAAGAAGCAATTAATAAATTTTTAAAAGGAATTGAAGAACTGGGAGTTCAAAGTTTAGCAAATAAATTAAGTAGCATATACGGGCCGGCCCGGGCAGCCGGTGAAGTTAGCGATGACGGAGTATCTTTGCTTGCAAGAGGATCTACATTTCAGCCAATTGATTTACAAGTATTTTTTGAAGTGACGCCTATCGTTGATGAAGCTGCAATTGGAGAGTCTGTTGCTTTGGACTCTTTTTCTAAAATACTTAAAAATATTAAAGGCGAAGACATTTTAAATATTGATGGGCTTTTAACAGACAGGGTTCTTTTAAGAATACATATATTTGACAGCAATACTCTATCAAATTCAGATCCAGCTGTATTAGGCCTAGATACAAACGAAGATGGCGCAATTATTGAAGGGTCTGAAACTGACTCTGCAACTTCAGAACTGATGGAAGAAGCTAGAAAAAATAAAAACAACTTTGACTTTTGGAAGTCAATACTGAATTCTAAGTTTCCAACAATTACACACGGCCAGTCTAGTAGTGTTATTAAGAGTATTGATATTAATTCAAATGTACCTAGTAACATATTAGATGCATACATAGTTGATGCATATGAACAAAGAATGGGAAAGCAGACAGCCGAGGAGGCTGAAAATCAATGGGATGAGGCGACATTTTTTCCTTCAAATGTTTCTATTCAAATGATGGGAAACCCAATGATTAACAGAGGCACTGTTTTCTTTGTTGACTTTATGACAAAGACCAATTTGGACAATTTATATGCGACCAATCAGGTTACTCATACCATCGCTCCTGGTAATTTTACAACAACATTAAGTTGTCTTCCATACGGTCAAGGAAGAGTTTCAGCAGCAAGAAATAATATGCTGAAGAAAATAGATGATCTTGCAAAAAGCTAATTTAAAGTAAGTATGTAAAACAGAAAATATTAACGCTATACTTTCTTTATGCTTCAAAAGAACTATAAAAAGAAAAGTATAGGTACACTACAAATAAACTCAGAGTTTACTAGATCTGGTAAAAATAAGATTGTAAAAATATCAAATTCTGACGATGTTTTGTCTATTAGAAATATTAATAAGTTTAGATCTTTATCTAATCTAGAAACAATTAAAGATTATAGAGAATATTTTTATAACTTTTCTAGAGAACTTAATATCATTAATACAGATGTCAGATGGGATCTATTATTAGGCAATGGTATTTGTGACAAATATGATAAAGATCTTTTAAATAAAATTAAATTTTCTATTGATAAAATTACTTCATATCATACTAATATTCTTAATAGAAGAAAGACACTATACGAAAATCTAAACCAGATTCTGGATGAGTCAGGTAATGAAATTGAAGTTCCAGAATATTCACATGATGGAGTGACAGGCAGAACTACAATTAAAAAAGGTTATAACTTTTTAACTTCTAAAAAAGAGTTTAGAAAAAAATGTAAATCTAAAAATAAAGATAATATTCTTGTCAGTATTGACTTTAAGGCATGTGAGCCTAATCTATACTTAAGATCTTTAGGCAGAGACATATCAAATCCTGACATATACGAATTCTTATCTAATGAACTTAATTTAGATGTAAAAGATAGAAGTACTTTAAAAAGAGGTATATTGTCAGTTTTGTATGGAGCATCTGACAGCACTTCAAGTAAATTACTAGGAAGTAAAAAACAAAATCTAGACAAGATAAAAAAATTCTTTAAAATCAAAGAGGTGGAAGAAGAACTAAAGTCGCAGTTTCAGAATACAAATACAATTTACAATTTATACGGAAGGCCAATACACTCAGACAAAAGCATTCTTAATAAGTGGATTCAATCATCAGCAGTAGATTTTTGCAGTTTAGCATTTTTAAATTTTGTGGAGGAATTTAATTTAAATGTTTGCTACTTAGTTCATGACGATATGGTGATAGATATCAGCAAAGAAGAATATGAAAAAATAAAAGACATAACCGAGCTTTACGAACCTGACGCAAAATTAAGTCTTCCCGTAGAAATTACTATTCTAAACGCCTAAGTAATCTTATGGCAAATAAAAAAATAAAATCAGAATCTTACGGTACGCAACGTCAAACTTGGGCCGGTGGAGCAGGCGCTGGAAGCAACTTTCAGCATGGAAAAGACTTAGGTACACACACAAGAGGTAGTCTAGGTACAAGAGGCGCAGACTCAAACTGGAGCAGGGCTAGTCAAGCTGTAATGCCTTTAGACGCTTTTACACACTTTCTAGATGAAGATGAAGAGTTTGATGAAGATTACACTGTTGAAGACTCAAAATATGATCTTCAAGAAGTTCTTCGTTTAAACGAAGGTGCAATAACTGATCTTGTTTTTGATCTTGGAGGTGATATCGCTTCTGCAGGATTGGGCGCAATACCTGGTTTTGGTTCTTTTATAACAGCTGCATTTGCAGGATGGAACATAAAACAATTAGATGATGATTTAAAAGAAGCAAAGGTCGCTGTTGAAGCTTTTAAAAGAAATCAAAATGATGAAATCTTAGAAAAAATGGAAGAAAAATTTGACGATATAGGGGTAAACTTAGTTGACCTCTTCCAGCGAATAATAGAGTTATTGCCTGACTTAGAGGCACCTGCTGCTGAGCTAGCTTCCGTCGGAACTTCTGTGACGAGTTTTTTTACAAAGTTTCCTAGATTAATGAGGCTTAAAGACCCGGCGAAAAATGCATACAAAAGTATCTTAGGAATGCTAAGGGTTGTAGGTCTTAGAAGTAGCTCTGTGTCTACAGCAACATCAACAACAGAAGCATTGCGCAGGGCTACAGAAGCCAGATCCTTATACTCAAAAGCTAAGACTCACGGAATTGTAATTCCTGTTATGAAATTTGTTATAGAGGCCATGGATGCAGGATTAGCACCTGAAGAAGTAATAAGGGAAAGTGGTATAGTAAAAGGCTCAGCTAACATGATGATTCTTTTGGCTGATTTACTTGAAGACTACTACATACAAAATGAGGCGTACCTTCTATCTGTAGGAGACATGGAATCACCGCCACCTTTTGTATATCAACACAGAATTCTTGGTGCAGGTGAAAGAATAGAAGACTACAGTATTGAATCTTCCAGTACAGATCCTCTGCCAGCACCATCTGAATACGGAGAAGAAAATATTGAGTACGATGAAGATGATGATCTTTCTGAACCTGTTGTTGTTGGTGGTGCAGCAGCCGGCGCTGCATCTCAAAATTCTACACTTGGAAACGAATTCTTAAGAAAACTTTTCATATCAAAACCTGGAGACGAAGGTCTTTTTAGAGAGTCTTTAGAAAATAAATCTTTACTTTATTTAATAGAAGAAAAAGATTCAGAGTTAGATGAAGAACTAGAAGAAGATGAAATAAACGAATTCTCAGGCGCTGGCGGTGGAGCTATAGGAACACTACCACTAGGTATGTCGACAAAAGGCCCAAAGGGGAAAACCAGCGCGACATCAGGAGGGGCTGCGTTCCCTTACAGTAAGAAAAGTAGAACTGCTTTTAAGAAGTACGCTAAGAAGTCATTTGGCGGAAAATAAAATTATTTGACAATAATTTTGTAAACAATCTTCTCCTTTTGTATAATGCTTAAGCAATTAAAACATTGCATATTAAACATTGCACATTAAATTTTAAAGGAGAAGAAAATGGCAATCGATTTCGACGCAATTAAACGTAAACTAGAGAGACTTAGCGGTGCAAACAAGAGTCGCAGCTCAACATGGAAACCTGTAGAAGGTGAAGAACATACTGTCCGACTTATCTCATTCCCAGATAATGACGGCCAGCCCTTTAAAGAAGTACAGTGGTACTACAACATTCCGGGTTCTCGAGGTATGGTAGCACCTTACCAGTTTGGAAAGAAAGATCCTGTCCAGGAGTTGATTAGTAAGCTCCGCGACGAAGGTTCAAAAGAATCCTACGAGATGGCAAAAAATCTCTACCCTAATATGCGCACCTATGCTGCTGTAGTAGTTCGTGGTCAAGAAGATGAAGGAGTGAAGATTTGGGGCTTTGGAAAGACTGTTTATCAAAAGCTTCTTTCTATTATGCTAGATGAAGACTACGGTGATATTACTGATCCTCTCGAAGGTCGCGATATTAAGGTTGTTTGTACTAAACCTCCTGGTAAAAAGTACGCAATGACTGATGTAATGCCTCGTGGCAAGGTTACTAAGCTTTCTACTAAGTCAAAACAAGCTTCTGAGTGGTTAGAAAACATTCCAAAAGTAGAAGATCTTTACACACTTAAGTCTTACGACGAGATTTCTGGTATTCTTGAAAACTGGATTAACGGAGATGAAGAAACTGTTTCTAGCGAAGGAACAGCACATCGCTCAACACCGTCAAGTACAAATACAACTTCTGATTCAACATCAAAGACGACAGAAAGTGAAAGCTTTGGAAGTCTAGACGATGCGTTTGCAGACTTAATGGAATAAAGTTAGACTTAAGTTTGACTTACTTTGGCGGCACTTTGTGCCGCCATTTTTGTAAATAAAGCAAGAAGCTAAGTAGAATCAAATATAAACTTTCAAAGGACAATCATGCAAAAAGACAGCTTTACCAAAGACTTAATTAAATCACTAAATAAAGAAGCAGGGACAAGAGTTGCTTATAATCTATCTGAAGATGAAAGTCCTACTCACGTAAATAGATGGATTAGCACAGGTTCAAAAATGCTTGACTGGATTTGCGCAAATAAGAAAGACGGCGGGCTTCCAGAAGGAAGAATTATTGAAATATTCGGACCGCCCTCTATTGGAAAATCACACATAGCTACCCAGATAGCAAGATCAACCCAGGAAATGGGCGGAATTGTTGTTTATATTGATACTGAAAACGCAACTTCTGTAGAAAATCTTCAGATGTTAGGTTGTGATGTAACAAAACGATTTGTATATGTTGATACTCACTGTACAGAAGAAGTCTTATCAATTGCAGAAAAAACAATCTTAAAAGCAAAAGCATTAGACAAAGACATTCCGGTAACAGTTATTTGGGATTCTGTTGCAGCATCATCACCTAAAGCAGAACTTCTTGGTGATTATGATCAAAACTCTATTGGCCTTCAAGCAAGAACAATCTCAAAAGGAATGCGAAAGATAACAGGTGTTATTGGTCAAACTAACAGTCTTTTTGTTATTTTAAATCAAGTTCGAACAAAGATAGGTGTAATGTATGGTGACCCAACTACTACACCAGGCGGAAAAGCAATACCCTTTCACTCTTCAATTAGAATTAGGCTAGGCGCTGGACAGCAGATAAAAGATGGAGACGATGTAATAGGAATCCAGGTGTGGGCAAAAACAATTAAAAACAAAGTTGCGCCTCCTTTTAGAAAGGTAGACTTTCAAATTCATTTTGGAAAAGGTATTGTAGAACATGAAGAACTATTTGATCTACTTAGAAAGTACTGCAAAGACAACGACGTCCTTAGTGAAGACGGAAATATTGCGTATTCTGTTCAAGGAGGCGGTGCCTGGAAGTCAATAACAATGACAAATACAAGTACCGGTGAGATAATTGCAGAAAAGAAATTCTACAAAACAGGGTTTAAAGACATTATAAGCAGTCCTGACTGGTCAGAAGTTGTAGATATTTTAACAGCAGCAGCAATGAAGAAAAAACTAGGTTCTATTGAAGATGTCGAAATAGATTCAGAATCTTATGAAGAAGTACAAGCACTTGCGCAAGAACTGGATATGGACTTAGATGTAGATGTATAAAAATAGAATTCTGCTAATAGATGGACTAAATCTTTTTACAAGACATTTTATTGCAAATCCTGCAATGTCTGAGAACGGAGATCACGTAGGCGGAATATCTGGTTTTTATAATGCAATGATGAGGCTTGTAGAAAAATGCAAACCTGAAGGCGTTGTAGTAGTTTGGGAAGGCGGCGGATCAAATAAAAAAAGAGGTCTTTATAAAGATTACAAAAAAGGATCAAAGCCGCAAAAACTAAACAGGTACTACGAAGGCGATATTCCTTCTACGTACGAAAATAGAAACTTTCAACTAAAAACGCTAATATCAATTTTAAGTTGTGTACCTATTTGTCAAACTTACATATCAGGGGCTGAGGCTGATGATGCAATAGGGTATTTGTCAAAATATCTTCTTAAAGAAAAGAACAAAATTATAGTTTCTTCTGATCATGACTTTTACCAACTTATTAATGAAAATACCATTATATGGTCTCCTACGTTAAAAGCTTTTGTCGACAAAAATAAAGTAATTAAAAGATTTGGAATTCACCCTAATAATTTTTGTTTAGCAAAAAGTATCACAGGAGACTCTTCAGACAACATCCCGGGCGTTAAAGGTGTAGGATATAAGAGTCTATCCAAGAGGTTCCAGAAGCTAACAGAGTCTCACGAATATATGCTCTATGACATGGTTGCAGATGCAAAACTAATGATCAAACCTAAGGGCCCAAAAATCTTTGAAAACATTGTAAACAACGAAGACTTGATTAAACGAAACAACAAGTTAGTGCTTCTCGACACAAACAATTTGTCTTTGAGTCATATACAAAAAATTGAAAGTGATATTGAAAATTTCATTCCTACATGGAATAATATGAATATGCAAAAAATCTTAAAGGCATCAACTATAAGAACTATTGATCCTTTAAGATGGAATTATCTTCTACGTAATTTAAAAAAAGGCACTATTAAATGAGTTATGAAAATCACTTTTCTAAGTACGGAAAAGACTTTCAAGAAAAAATATTTCAATCACTTTTAAAAGACCCACAATGGGCAACGCAAATGGTTGAAGTAATGACACATGAATACTTTGAACTTAAGTATTTGCAGTATCTATGTGACAGATTCTTTGGGTTTTACTTAAAATATAAAAGTTTTCCAACACTAAGTCTGCTTGTTTCAATTATTAGAGACGAATTGACAGAAGGTGACGATGTTATTCTTAAAGGACAGGTAATTGAATTCTTGTCCAGGGTAAAATCATCACCAAACTTAGGTGACTTAGAATATGTTAAAGAAAAAACTCTTGACTTTTGCAAAAAGCAAGTTTTGCAACAAGCGCTAGAAGACAGTGTTAAGGCAATTCAAGGCGAAAACTATGAAGCTGTCTTAAACATTATGAAAGATGCTGTGTCTAAAGGATCAGGCTCATCAGTTGGTCATATCTTTTTTAAAGACCACGAAGCAAGATTTGCAAAGATTAATAGAATTTGCTGTCCTACTGGTTTATCACATCTTGATGCAAAAGATGTATTTAACGGAGGTCTTTCTAGAGGTGAAATTGGCGTAATTGTTGCGCCTACTGGGGTAGGAAAGTCACACTGGCTTGTTGCAATGGGTGCTGAAGCACTTAGAAGAGGCAAAAATGTAATTCACTATACTTTTGAATTGTCAGAGACAGCTGTAGGTATTAGATATGACAGTAATTTAACTGGAATTGACTCTTCAGACATTGTTGAAAATAAAGAAAAAGTTCTAGAATATTATGAAAATAACGACCACGGAAGGTTAATTATTAAGCAGTACCCAACAGGTTCTGCCAGCATAGTAACAATTAGAAACCACATAGAAAAACTCTCAATGAAAGACTTTGTGCCTTCTTTAATTGTTTTAGACTATGCTGATATTATGAGGTCAACACGTCAATATGATTCACTCAGGCATGAATTAAAATTGGTATATGAAGAATTAAGAAATCTTGCAATGGAAATGAACATTCCTGTGTGGACTGCTTCTCAAGCAAACAGAGAGGCATCAAATTCTGAAGTTGTTGGCCTAGAAAACATGTCTGAAGCGTATGGAAAAGCTATGGTAGCTGACATTGTTGTCTCTATATCTAGAAAGCCCTCAGAAAAAGCATCTGGAATGGGAAGAATTTTTGTTGCTAAAAACAGGGCAGGAAAAGACGGAATTCTATTTCCTGTAAAAATAGATACAGCTAGATCAAAAATAGAGATAATTGAAGATGCTTCTCAAATGTCACTTGTAGATATTTATGAATCTCATAATACAGGAACAAAAGACATGTTAAAATCTAAATGGAAAGAAATAACAGCAAGCAAGTAAAAGAGAAAAAAATGTACACACACGATCAAGTTTTAGAATCATCTACAGAATATTTTGGCGGCGACGAGCTTGCTGCAAGTGTTTTTGCAGGAAAATATGCGCTACAAGACTCAGAAGGTAATTTTTTAGAAAAAAATCCTAATGATATGCACAAAAGGTTAGCATCAGAGTTTTCGAGAGTAGAATCAAAATATCCTAATCCTATGAGCTACGATGAAATCTATAGGTTGCTTGAAGAATTTAAGTATGTTGTACCTCAAGGTTCACCTATGAGTGGAATAGGCAACGATCATCAAATACAATCTATTTCTAATTGCTTTGTCATTGCTTCTCCTGAAGATAGTTATGGTGGAATTTTAAAGACTGATCAAGAACAAGTTCAGATTATGAAGCGGCGCGGCGGAGTAGGTTTTGATGTATCGAACATTAGACCAAAAAATCTTCCTACTTCAAATGCAGCAAAAACAACATCTGGCTTAGAGGTATTTTTAGATAGATTTTCAAATTCTTGCCGTGAAGTAGCGCAAGGAGGAAGAAGAGGTGCACTAATGATTTCACTATCAGTGCACCACCCACAAATAAGAGACTTTATTAGAATTAAGAGAGATCTGTCGCGTGTGACAGGAGCCAACATTTCAATAAGACTTACTGAGGAATTTATGTGCGCGGTCCGAGGGGGTGATCCAATAAACCTGCGTTTCCCAGTTGACACCAAAGAGCAGCCCATAGTAGAAGAATGGGTAAGTGCTAAAGAGCTCTGGCATGAAATAGTTGAATCTGCTCACGCTGCAGCAGAGCCTGGCCTTCTGTTTTGGGATACAGCGAAGCGAATGACGCCGTCTGATATCTACGAAGCAGAAGGCTTTGGCTCGACCTCTACTAATCCTTGTGTGACAGGTGATACTCTTGTTGAGACCAATGCAGGCTTGAAAACAGTGAAAGAGTTGGCAGATAACAAAGCTAACTTTTTCGTAAAGTCTTACAACACTAAGACCCACGATGTTGAAATGAAACCAGCGATTGCTTTTAAGACCAAGGAAAATGCTAAGGTGTTGAAGATCACGACTAAGTCGGGCAAAGTTATCACCTTGACACCAGACCATCGAGTGTACACAGATCATGGTTGGGTCGAGGCTGGCGAACTAACTTCAAGCCACAAAATCTTGGGTTTGACGAAATAATCGATAATGTATTCTATAAATCCATGTGAACTGTATACTTATGTATGAACCGCATGGATTTATAGGAGAACTCGATGTATTCGTTTGAAATAGATAAAGAAAGAGTAGCTTACGTGAAAGAACAATTAGAACAACATTATTATGCAAATCCAAAAGGTAGAGTCGCATCTAAAGGGTGTGAATTTACTGAAGGGTATGATACCGCGGGCTTGAAAGAAAGTCTTGCCTACCTGTATCATGTCGATGGATTAGGATACAAGATGATTGTGAAAACTCTAGGCATTGATAAATGCTCCTATAGTTCTTTACGTACGTTATTCAGAAAGCTCGATATTAAAGCTAGAACTGGTACTAATGTAGTCACGAAGAAGCTCAAGCAAATGCGAAGTGAAAATTCTCAAGGTGCTAAGAACCCATGGCATGATTGGCCTGAGAAGAAGCCTGAGATGCACTCATATTCTAAAAGATACTTAGGTGGCTATTATTTCAGCAAATCTAGAAACAAAGACGTATACCTTCGATCATCTTGGGAATACGCTTATGCTAATTGGCTTGACCAAAACGGATTCGATTGGGACGTAGAGGTATGTTCTTATCTTCTAAGCGACGGCAGATACTATAGACCAGATTTCTTTATTTACGAAAATGACAAGCTTGTAGAAGTGATCGAGATCAAAGCAAAGTACTTAGATCAAGAACATGTAAGAATAGACAAGTACGACATGTTCGCTCAAGAATACTCAGTTAACTCAAAGATCTTGTACAAAGACGATATCTTTGGTAAATTAAACATATCGTATTACAAAAATATTAAAGATTGGAAAACAATTCGGAGAACTAAAAATGAATCTATTAACTAATTTCGAAGAGATCGATACTATCGAAGTTGTAGATAACGAAGACGTCTATGATTTGACAGTTGAAGACAATCACAACTTTTTTGCTAATGACTTACTCGTGCACAATTGTGGAGAGATTATTCTTTCTCCCTATGATAGCTGCAGATTGATGCTTATTAATCTTACTTCTTTTGTCAAAAACGCGTGGGATGCCAATGCAGAGTTTGACTTTTCACATTTTGGAGAAATTGCTCAAAAAGCGCAACGGTTGATGGACGATATGATCGATCTAGAAATAGAAAAAATTGATAAGATTCTTGCAAAGATCAAATCAGATCCTGAGGAATTAGAAGTAAAACAACCAGAAATTAATCTTTGGAATAAAGTAAGGGCACAAGCTGTTAATGGTCGTAGAACAGGACTAGGAATCACAGGCATCGGCGACGCACTAGCTATGTTAGATATAACATACGGCAGCAAGGCAAGTATTGAAATAACTGAGGATATTTATCAGGCACTTGCTGTCAATTCATATGCTTCTTCAATGATCATGGCAAAAGAAAGAGGTGCATTTACAGTTCACGATTTTAACAGAGAAAAAGATCATCCTTTCTTAGATAGAATCTTTGACGCAATTGATGAGACAGAACTTCTTCAAGGTATAATGGTCGAAAGACTTACGTCTAGAGAGTGGAATCTTAGATGGGGTCGTAGAAATATCGCCAACACTACAACAGCACCTGCAGGCTCGGTTTCTGTTCTTACTCAGACAACAAGTGGAATTGAACCAGCATTTATGCTTCACTACACACGTCGCAAAAAGATTAACCCAAATGATAAGACAGCAACTGTTGATTTTATAGACGATAGTGGTGATAAGTGGACAGAATTTACTGTTTATCATCATGGG